AAGGAGAAAGGGCGCCCTCGACTTCGTTCATAAACTCTATCCTGCGAACACTTGAAGCCAACAGCGTCGATCCAGAAGTCACCGATGAGATCATGCGTACGTTCTTGTCAACACTGCCTGAGTCGTCATTCGCCCAAGCGTTTCGCAAGCGTAAGAACACTCCCGGCTTTAGCTTCAACGCAACGGGCGCGTTCTATTCGCGCTCCATGAGCATGGCCCATCAGTTGCCAAACCTTGAGTACAGCGCCAAGGCGTACAAGCTGCGTGATGAGATTGAGGCGTACAAAAAGACAAAGTACGACACCGAGCTTGCACGAGTGGCAAAAGCAAAAGGTGTTGCGGTCAAAGACCTCAGCGCTGAGGACAAGAAAGAAATATCAAACACTGTTGAGCGTACTGACCTTGTGGCCGGTGAGTTAAACAGCCACATTGAATCGCTGGTCAGCCCCAACATTGCACCATGGTCTAAGGCTGTGACCTCGTTGGCTTTCGGCTGGACGCTGGGCTTTAACGTGTCATCCGCTCTGGTCAACATGTCGCAAGTGCCGTTGGTGATGGCACCCTACCTTGGCGGTAAGTACGGATACTCCGAAACGCTAAAGGCTATTGGTTCGGCCACCAAGGTATTCATGGGCAGTGGGCGCAAGCGCATGGTCAAGATGACGGTGCCTACGGCTGACGGCCAAGAGAAGATTGAACAGACGGGTGGCTTCTCGCTGGACAACTACGACTTCGACGCACTTGCAAAAAAGAGTAAGTTGACTAAGCAGGAGCAGGCTGTACTCGACCTCAAAGAGTTGTCAGAGATTGCCGACAAGTACGGTCTGCTTGACCGCTCGATGACAAGTGACATGCTCGACATGAACGAGAAGTCATCGCCGCTCGACCGCATCAACGCATACTCAGGGTTTGTCTTCCACCACGGCGAACGCATGAACCGTCAGATTTCGCTGATTGCTTCCTACACCCTTGAGATTGAGCGCATGACCAAGGCGGGTGAGAAGGTTGACGCCGCCGCACGCACCGAAGCGGCCAAGCGTGCTGTGGAAATCTCGGAGATCATGAACGGGGGTGCATCCGCAGGTAGCGCACCTCTGCTGGCAAAGAACTCACTCGGCAAAGTCCTGTTCATGTACAAGCGTTACGGTGTGACGATGTACTACATGATGTTCAAGACGGCCCGCGAAGCCATGAAGTCTGAGGACGAGAAAGTCCGCAAAGCCGCAATGCGGCAGATCGCTGGTATCTACGTATCTGCTGGCTTGCTGGCTGGGGTGCAGGGTCTGCCAATGTTTGGCATTGCCGCTGCCGTCTACAACTTGCTCAAGGGCGACGACGAAGACGATATGGAAACTGCCGCACGTAAGTATTTCAAAGAAGGCATGTTCAACGGCGCGGTCAATTACTTCACTGGTACGGCTGTCGCCAACCGTATCGGCCTGTCCGACCTGCTGATCAGTGGTACAGGGTACAAAGAGCAGGACAACAAGATTCTGTCCTTCTTGCAACTTGTGGGTGGCCCAGCGTACGGCGTAGCCGACCGACTGCAACAAGGTGCCAAGTTGATCGGTGAAGGCGAGGTTCAGCGCGGTCTGGAGCGTATGGCCCCCTCGGGTATCGCCAACACCATGAAGGGCTATCGGTTCTATACCGAGGGTGCCAACACTCTGCGCGGCGACCCGATTACCAGCGACATCAGTGCGTGGAATGCGGGGGCTCAATTCTTTGGCCTTGCACCTGCGGAGTACACCCGTCAGTTGGAGATAAACGCCTCGGCCAAGAACATTGAGAAGCGTGCCCTGAAAGAACGCACCAAGTTGCTGCGTGACTACTACGTTGCCGCACGGGTAGGGGACTCTGAAGGTATGTCAGACGCCATCGACGACATGCTCAAGTTCAGCAAACAGCACCCGTCCTATGGCATTACGGGTGAGACCATCAAGAACTCAATGGCTCAACACATGAAGACATCTCAGGAGATGTACCACGGAGTGACTCTGAACAAGAAGCTACGTGGCGAGTTGTTGGAACATGCGTCTGAGTTCGACGGCGACTTCTTTGAGTGATGAAAAAAGCCCCCGCTTGTTACGGCGGGGGCCAAATCCCAATCAAAGGAGAACGAAGTGACAGTTGCCTGTCGGGGCGATACTATCACAAGCGTCTCCAAATGCGAACCCCCCAGCGTCCATCTTCAATTCCGGGCCGATAGTGAATAACCCATTCCCACGCCGTTGTTATCTGGTGAAGTTGCCGCACAAGCTCCAGCGTATTGACGCAGGGGATGAACACAGAGGCACCCACCGGGAACTTGTCCCAGTGGACGATGATACGTACCCCATCGGGTGCGAGGTCATCAAACCGAATTCTGTTTCTCGAACAGCGCGGCTGTTGTTGCCAGAGCTTGCTCAGTTTCATCGTCCATAAACCCAGAACAGTCCAATATCAAAACATCAGTTGGCGGCATGTTGATGTGGGTGCCCTTACCAAGCCGAACCTTGGCTTTAGTTGCCTTGGTGCTTGCCGTCTTCAGGCCGTCAACAAACCCAGCGTAGTTGATCTGTTGCTTACCGCACCAAGCCTTGAGGGGTTTGGGGAGCAAGTACAGCTTCTTCAGGTCATACTCATACCGCGCAACCAACTGCCCACGGGGCGAGCCGTCAGGTACGATGATCTTGTCGAGGTCACCAGCCGAAGTCCGTGCGTCATCTGTTGACTTGATACGGAGCATGTTGTTGTAGTTCTCAGCCATGTAGTCGGTCAGTTGAGCTTCAACGTCCACGCTCATCTCACTGACCATGACTCTGGCATCTGCCATCACTTTGACAATCCATTGAACAATCGGCGCAATCTGCCAAGTAATCAGGCCAGCCTTCTTGAGCAACATCAAACCAGCGATGGTGCGTGAAGCCAAGGCAGACCAGTAGCGGTTCTCAGCCGACAGGCTCGACGCCGCATCCAGTTTGCGTTGCACTGTCATGGCAAGTTCTTTGACCGCATCCAAGTTGTTCAGGATGTACTGGATGTAGATCACACCCGCATGCCCAAAGTTGTCCTTGATGTCGGCGCTAAAAACATCGGTCTCGGCCTTGGTAGCAAACTTCACAGGCTCAACTCGGTGCTCAAGAACTCGCTGGGCTTCCGCTTGTGGCAGAGCCTTGAACAGTGCGATGCGCTCCAGCATGGAGGTGTTACCCGTTGTGCCGAACAGAGTCTTCCATGGCTTGCCACGTACACGCTCGACGTTGCCCTTCGGCCCCATGCGGTTGCGTTGTAGGCCGCTTGGCAGTTGATATGCCCAGTCCGACAGGTCTTGCGGCTTGGTGTTGGTCATCTCGTCCATGTAGCAGACGATGTTCTTGTACACCTCGGCACGGTTCATCTTCGAGTTGAAGGTGTCGCGCTCTTGCATCACCAACAGGTCAGGGTCACCCCAGATAGATGCACCTGCGTACATGGCCGTGGTCTTGCCCAAGCCAGAGCCCTTGCTCCATGCGTGGAAAGCGGCGGCGTTGATCGGCTGGAACTCCATGAGGACAGAGCCCAGCGACAGCCCAAACATGAACTGGTGCAACTCCATGTTCGGTTGGTTGTAAAACTCCATGGTCTGCTTCCACTTCTCCAACGAGCCCTTGGCCTTGAAGATTGGGAACAGCCCCACGGTAGCGGCGGAGGGTGAACTAACTTCAACACGGTCTTTATAGACTTCCATGTTGCCAATGACGAACGACTCATGCTTGTCGTCCTTCCACCCAAACTGCCGACATGCTTCGTCGGCTTCGGAACTAAACTGTAACTCGTTTACCCATCTCATCGTGTACTCCATCAGTTCTTGTACGTTCAGGACTGCTACGCCCTGTGACGCAAGTTGTTTGCGAAACTCGTCCTTCGTGCCCACACAAGCCAACGGTACGGTGAACTCACGAACCCCATCCTTGGGTAAGTGCAAACGCAACACCAGAGACTCCCCTGCCTCGGGGTCTTTGATACGCCGTATGACGTAGAGGTCGTTGAAGTAAACCATCAGGTCTTTGTCTTCACCCTCGGCGTTCTTGCCATGCTTGAACACGCCACCACTCTTGCCCCTGAAGTACGGGTGCGGGTACTTGGGTATGGTGTACCGAATCGGCGTAGCCGCCGTCACGCCCAGCGGCTTTTCAATGACAATGTTGTCAGACTCGTCGGCTTCCTCCACCTCACGCCCCAGCGTGATCGGAGACTTGATCTTGTTCCAGTGCTTGCACTCGGGGCAGACACCAGCGCGGTACTCGTCAAAACGTGTGCACAGGTATGGGCCTTTGATCAGGTCTACCTTGGCCTCAGTACCCTCGGGGGTGTACTCAGGGTGCTTGAGCGAAATCTTGTGGATTGCTTTACCACCATCAACACAGAACTTGGCAATCGACAGCCCAGCCCTCCACAGAGGCTCCGAGATGTTCGGTTGGTTGTTGATCACTTCCTTGAGTTGTTCGCACCCAGTACCCGCCATGGTCTTGATCAGGATGGTCTTGAACCGACTCACGAAACTGCCCGACAGGGCTTGCATCATGGCGTCTTGCTGGTGCGGTACATACTTCTTGGGCGGTACCAAAATCGCATCGTCGTCACCCATGAGGTCACGGAACACGTCGAACTCGATTGGTGAACCCGCCTCACCCACCAAGCCCACAAGGGTAGGAGGCTCGGTCTTGAAGTTGTGCGTACCCGGCACCCGCAACACACGCGCCGCATCCGCTGGCACAGCGGGGTCATTGCGCATCCCGTGCTTTGTGCACAGGCGTTTGAATTGCTCGGCAACGCGCACCCACGTTTCACGTGGAACAGGGGCGGTCAGTGGCCAATACACGTGGATGCCACGCCCCGAATTTACGATGGTCGGTCGTGGTAGCTTGAGTTCTTTACAGAACGAGCGTAATGCGGCAAGAGCTTCGCTCTGTGTCGCGTAGTCTTTTGTTGGCCCACAGTCAAGGTCAAGAAAGAATGATCTAAGTTGTTTTACGTTGGGTGCCTTGCGAGACCCTGCTTGGTCAAAAGTGCCCAACGCAAAATAAGCGTCATACCCTTCAGCATCTAAATTGTGAGCAGCATGGATTGCGGCATCGAGGGTGTCGTAGAACTTCTGCACCTTGCGTTCATCAGATAACCGATACGCGAATATGCAGTAGTAGCCTTCGTCCCCCAGTACCGACTCCAGAAATGTTTTTGTTTCCATAGCCGCCGATAGTTAGAGTGAATGAGATGACTGAAAAGAAAGGGTGGGGAGCGACCCCACCCCGAAACTAATCAGTCGTCCCAATCTCCAACGATGTCGCTCAACTCGGACTTTGGCTCAGCGGCAGGTGCAGACTTCTTGGTCACCTTGATCGGCTCGTCCACTTCTTCAGCCGCAACTTTCTCGGCTTTCGGTGCGGTCTTGGCAACGATCTTCTCGTAGGCAGGGCCATCTTCTTGCTTGGCCAACTCGCCCATTGGCAACGTACCCTTTGGTGCGGGAATCACACCGTCCATCTGAGATACGTTCAAGGTGATTGCCTTGATGGTGTCAGGGTGGCTTTGCAACTTCACTGCGATTGCCAACTCGTCTTCTTCCAGTGCACGGACAGGGCTGAACACCAGCTTGGGAGTCGCGCTGTCGATGTCGAAACGCATCTCGGTCACGATGGAAATCGCTGGAGTGTTGTACGCCTTGAGGTGGCGACCGTAGGCTTGCAGTGGCATCTTCTTGCCCTCTGCGTCACCGAACACGGATGTCGATGGCAGTGTGATCTGATACACGGACTCGTTGCGCAAGTCGCCGTCGAGTGCCACAGCAATACGTTGCTGGAATCGGCAAGCGCGGGTGTCGCCTTGGCCAGAGCCCTTGATGTGTTGCTTGCAGTCCTTGCAGAACTTGGCTTGGCGTTGATCTTGGGGCACTGCACTGTCAGGGGTCTGGGTGTCGCTCGACCAGCACGTGGGCTTTGTCTTCTGGCCCTTGACGTAGGTGCCCTCAAAGAACATACGCGACACAGGCGCGGCGTTGATCAGGATGACTTTCATGGAGCGTTCTTCGCTCACACGAACTTCTTTGCCGCCGACAAACTCACGGAACGCACCGCCTTCAATGCTGATGCGCTTGTTGCCACTAGCACCGCCAGCGAGGGTACTTGTCAGGTTGTCTTCGATACCGCTCAGCAGGGCGAGGGTGGCGTTGTTGGGCTTGCCAAACAGGGTCATTTCGTTACTCATCTTCGTTCTCCAGTTACATGTCTTCGTTGGGGTCATTGAAAGCCAGTTCGAGTTGAACAGGCACAGGGGCTGTGGTTCTCACAGGTTCTTCAGTCTTCGGTACTTGCGGCTCGTCCTTGGGCGTGTTCGACAAAGCGTCCACCACCTTGGATACGTTGAAGCGGTATGTGTTACCGATCTTCAGGTACGTGTCCTTGGGGATGTGGCCCTGTCGCACCCATGCACGAACAGTTGATACCGAAACCGTGAAGTGCTTGGCCAAGTCTTCGATTGGCACAAATGGTTCGCTCATTACTTCCTCCGTACGGTTATGGTGTATTCGCTGTCCACATTGAGTCCCGGTGGTAGCAATTCAGGGTTGGCCTCAAGGAACTCTTTGAGGTTCGTTTGGTGAATGCGCTGATGCAGTAACTGCGGCGCGTTGTGTTCGACGATGAACTTGTGCATGGCTTCCCAGTTGTTCGTCCAGTAGTCAACCTTGGTGGTGCGGTAGAACAAGCCTTCGCCTGTCCGCACACTGTCCACGTTCTGTTCTTTGCAGAACGCCAAGAGCGCGGACTTTACCTTGACCATCTGAGCAGACAACTTCTTTTCTTCTGTCTCGTAAGCAATACGCATCTCGTCGTGCTTGGCCTTCATCTTGAGATAGACCTTGACCAGCTTTTCGGGGGCTACTTCGTCTGTCACTTCGTTCTCCTATCGTTGTTGGAATCTTTATTATAGTGGTGTTTCACCACTTATTCAAGTATTTCTTTGTAGAGATCAACTATTTTTGAGTGAACGTCAATTTTGTTATCTAATAAGTTGTAAACGTGTCTTTCTACACCTGACCCCACCAGTTGTACCACTGTAGATGGGTGGCGCTGACCTGAGCGGTGAACTCGGGCGTTGGCTTGGGCGTAGGTCTCAAGGGAGGATGTCGGCCCCCACCAGACCACCGTGTTGGCCGCTGTGAGGGTCACGCCGTGGGCGGCGGCTTGGGGTTGGATGACCAGCACCTTGGTGCCGTTTGGCTCGGTCTGGAAGCGGTTGAAGATGTCGGTGCGTTTGTGCACAGGCACATCCCCGCTGATCACCTCGGTCGTGTAGCCGTCAGCGTTGAGCTTTTCGGTCAGGATGCTGATCACGTGCTTGAACGGTACGAACACCAGCACCTTGTGGCTTGACTCGTCAATCACCTCGGTGAGTACGTTGTAGCGGTTCTTGATGTCGAACTCCAAGGTCTCGCCTGAGTCGGAGTACACCGCACCACAAGATATTTGCAGGAGCTTGCTCATGTTCACGGCAGCGTTGACTGAGGTAATTTCTTCCCCCGCCGCTTGGATGACCATACGGCTCTTGAGCATGCCGTAGTAGCGTTCCTGTTGCTTGGTCAATTCGACTCGGCGCTTGACGTACGTCATCTCGGGCAAGTCAAGGCACTCGTCCTTGGTGTACCTGATGGCAGGTTGCAAGCAATCGAATACGGTTTGTGTGGCGGTCTCTTTGGCAATCCACTTGAAGTTGGTCAGCTTGAGCATGACCTGATCGCGGAACGATGTGTAGTATTTGGGCACCCCGTTTGGGTTCACCAGCTTGGCCAGCCCATACGCATCGAGGGGGGACTGCGCGGCGGGGGTGCCTGTCATCATCCAAAGCCATGTCTCGGCCTTGACCAGTGAGTTCAAAACCTTCCAGCGTTTGGTCTGCACGTTCTTGTAGGCGTTGGCCTCGTCGATGACGATCAAGTCAAAGCCGCCATTGGCGATGTCCTCGGCGACGATCTCTACGCCGTCATAGTTGATGATCACAAACTCGGCAATCCCGTTGATGATGGCCTTGCGCTTTTCCTTGGCACCGTACGCAATGTCAACTGATCGGTGCATGGCAAACTTGAACAGGTCGGCTCTCCACGCTGAGTCCATGATGGATAGGGGGCAGATCACCAGCACCCTGCGGATTCGTTTCTGTTTGAGGAGATAGTCTGCCGCCCAGATGACGGAGCCCGTCTTGCCTGTGCCCTGCTCGTTGAGGCAGAACGCACGGCGGTTCATGGTGAGGAATGCGGCGGTTGTCTTCTGATGGTCAAACGGTCTGAACTGACCGGGCCAGTCATAGCGTCCCATGATGGGCGATGGCACGTTTTTTACACGTAAATTCTTGAGGACTTGTGCCTCATCTAACCCCCAGTGCACCAACACTTGGTTGTTAGGGAGTTCCCTACTTTTAGGGATGACCGTGGTGATTTGCTGTGGGTTCCGCACCCGCAACAGCAACGCTTTGTTGTCAATGATTTCCAATTTTTTCTCCAGCGCAAACGGCATAACGGAGCGAGTGGGTGTCCCACTCGCTCGTCGCCGTCGAAGTTCTAATCTAACCGAACGCGCAGTGCGCGTCAAGCGGGTTTCTTCCCGCCCTTTTCTTTCACGCTGTGGCCGTTACGGGCACGGTTCTTGGAGGGTGCAACGATGCGCAGCCCGTCCTTGTTTGAGCCACCTTTGGATAACATCTTCACGTGGTCGATGTCCTTGCCCTCGCGCTTGTCAGCCTTGCCGTTCTTGTTCTCGTCGGGAAAACTGGCATCAACTTTACGCCGCGCACGTTGGCGCTCCATGCGGTCGGGGTGTTCGCCCCGCTCCTTTTGCTTCTCGTACTCGGCCTTGTAGGGCCGTGGTGATTTGGTGTATGGCATTTAATCATTCCTTCCGTTGTGTTGGCATGATAAAACAACGCAGTGACGTTTGCAAAGCCCAGATGTCTTGGGGTTCCACACGTTTGTCTCGTAAGCTCTTTTCATGCGGCCATGGTCGCGGAGCCACTTCTCCCACAGCTTGGGCTCGTCCACGGCTCGGTCATAGCTTGCCTTGGGGAACTGCTTAGCGATGACAAACAACAGGCCACCCTTAACGCGCTTGACCTCGGGAAAGTGCTTGAACACGGCCAGCGCCATCAACTCAAGCTGTCCGGTGTCGGCGTACTTGGCACTCTTTCCGGTCTTGTAGTCCACCACCCGTGCGGTGCCATCGTCCTCAAGAATGATCAGGTCAGCGATGCCGCGCCACCACACGTTCGGGTCTTTAAAACCGCACGGCTCCAAGTTAGCGGTCAGCCCCATCTCGTACTCACACAGCTTCTGGCCAGCACGTTGTTTGAGGTTATCCAATGAACTCTTAGCGTACGAGAACTGAGGCGGGAGCGGCGTGTCGTCACGTATGTAGAACTCAGCCGCCTCGTGAAAGGCGGTGCCGTACGTCAGGTGCTCTGCACCCTGATCTTCCTGAAAGTCCTTGACGACCTTCAAGTGGTAGAACTTCTTTGGGCACTGCTCGAATGTCTTGATGGACGAGAACGACCATGCGGGAATTTTGACTGTCATTTGTAAACCGGCACGATGTCGCCGCCAAAGTCTTTCTGCACATCTGTGGCCTCGCGCTCAGTCCAAAAGAACCGCGCTTCGTGCCTCTCTTTTACCCACACATATCCAAACGGTTTCATATCAGCAGTCTCCATAAGATTTACCACTGCCCGACTCACAGTTCACAGGCAGACCCTTTGCCCACTCGGGCACCCATCGCATGCACTCCTCAACGTACTGCGTTGCAGGTATGACCTCAACATCCGGTACGCACACAGCAATCGCGTCATGCACAGTCAGCACGACCTTGTACCGCTTACCGATCTTCAACATCTGCTCAGCGATGATGCACCGTGCGATGCCTTGGCATACGTTCTCGATCACCTTGCCGCCGTAGATACGGGTGCGGCCCTTGCGGGTCTTGTAATGGAACTCGACACCCTTCTCGGTCTGGTCAAACTTCAAGTCGTCGTATCGCATCAGCAGACCCGAGGGCAAACGGATGGATGATTCGCTCGGTACCACCTCAAGTACACCCCGGCGTCCGAGCGGTGCAGGGTCGCCCCGTGACATGTTCACCAGAGCATTCTGAGCCTCACGCCATAGTCTCACCACGGCATCATTGGTGCGCCGATAAATGTCGATGATGCGCTTGGCTTCGTCCAAGTCCACGGTCACACCAAACGTCTTGAGTTGCCCTTGGAACTTCGCGGCACCCATGCCGTAACCCGCGCCGAGAATCGTAGTCTTGCCCACGAACCGCTCGTCCTTGCTGATCTCGAACTCAGGCTTGCCGTAGATAGCCGAGGCCATCTTCTTGTACACGTCTTTGCCCTCGGCAAAAGCTGTTACCAAGTCTTCTTGTTCAGACAGCCACGCCAGCACACGTGCTTCGATCTGTGCGGAGTCAGCGTCGATGATGGTGTAGCCCTCGGGCGCGATGATCGCCTTCTTGAGCTTGTTGGCGTTGTTGCCACGGCTTGGCAAGTTCTGCATGTTGATCTTGTCGTCACCACCAAACCGTCCAGTGTGTGCGGCGTAGTAGCGAATCGGCACGGGCAGGTTGCCACGCTTGGAGATGTCAATGAACCGTTGGGTGCGTGTCTCCTCCAGCGTTGACTTCGTACCCAGTCGTGCGGCGACAAGTGTTTGCACCCGCAAGTCGTCGTGGTCAGCGAGGGCTTTGAATTCCTCGTCACTCTTGGCGAACGCATAGGTCTGCTTGCCCGTGGCAGGGCTCGTCTTCATCGGAGGCTCGACGCCGAACGAACGGAGCAGTTCAGCAAACTTCTCATTACTCATGAGTTCAGCCTTGTCCACACCCGAGGATGTCAACAGGTCTTCCTTCATCTGCTTGATGCCGATAAGGTGCTGTTGCAACATGTCGCCGTCTAACTCAAGCACGGGGTCGATGAACATGCGCAGGGTCTGGTCGATCACACGCAACTCTTGCTTGGGGAAATCCTTTACCAAGATGGTAAAGAGTTTGTGCGTGAGTTCCACATCGTTGATGCAGTAGTCGCCGTACCGTGCGAGTTCCTCGTCACTGAAGTTCAGTCGTCTTTTACCGAGGGCGTTGACGACTTCTGTTCCTTTTGCGCCGAGCCCATACCGCTCAGCCAGAGCTTTAAGCGAACCCCCAACTTCCACGCCGTGAAGGGCACGGCCCATACACAGAGTGTCAAGCCAACCCCGAGGATTAACATCGAAACGCCAATGCAGGATAGCCCCGTCAAAAAGGGTGTTGTGCGCCAAGACAAACCCCCGCTCCCATTCAAAATTGCTCTGAAGCCACTGTTTGATTTGTTGATGTGTTCCACTTGCCCACTCCGTTTCTTGGTTGTTAACTTTGACTGATACGCCAATGACTTCAAAGAGGTCAGAGCGTACGTATTCTTCTGTTGTGATCTTTGACAGCGAGAAGTCGCGGTCGTAGTACGTTTCAAAATCCACTGTTATCAAGTTCATCGTAATCCCCATTGAATGTTGTACTCATCATTGCATCGTAATTAAACTTCTCGTGGGCGCATTCTCGTGCGGTCACCACTTCGTCACTCGCACCGACACGGTGGTCGTTATATACAAACACCTTATGCGGCGCTGTCGTACCGTTGTAGATGAAGTCAATACCTATGGGGGTCAGCTTCCACATCCCCGAGGTGCGAGTCTCCCGCTCGATACCCGCCTCCTGTTCTTCCTTGGTTGGCGGCGGCGCGTACTTCTGCTCCACCATGTTCCAGTGCTTGAGTCGGCTGAACGCATAGGAACGTGACACGAACCGTGGTGCACGTGCGGGTACATCGACCCAATCGCCGTTACCCTCCCGATGAATCCAGTGCATCGTCTTGACCATGATGCCCCGTAAGGTCACGGTGTTGATCTTGCCCCACCGATCACACACAGGGCAGTAATCGCCCTTACCCTCAATGGCATCTTTCCAGTTGCCGCGCAACACTGCGGTTGCTTCTGTTATGTCTATCATCTTCGTTCTCCTTGTTGTTTAAGACCACGAGCCAGCTTGCGTTACCTCGCGTAGCTTCTGTAGGTAGTGCTTGGCTTTACCGCCGTCATCGCTCCCATCCTTGCGCCCTGCGCGTAGGCTGTATTTGATGATGTTGCCCTTGAGGAACCCAACGAACTCGTCGTGGGTCAGCACCGCCTCCATCACCGCCCATGGTTGTATGGGCATGTCCTTGTAGTGGTTGCCACTAACTTGTATGTCGTCTGCGTTCATATCAATGCTTCCTCGTAGTTATCAGTCGTTGTGTTCTTTGATGCGTGTTTGCGCCCCCACTTCGCCAACTCTTTCGGGCACACCGTCCCGAAAGGCCAGCTTGGATACGGCAATGATGCGTTCCAGTGTGACTTTGAATCGTGCGTTGTCATCAAGTGCTCGTTCAAGTTCTTGTTCAAGTCTTTCATTACGTGCTCTCATCAGTCTGTTCTCTTGCTCCAGTTCAGCGACCATCAGGTCGAGGTTTCTTTCGTCTTCTGTCATTACCGTAACTCCCCTTGCACCACACCCACTTCAAGCAGGGTGTACTTCTTAGTCGGGTCTTGGCTGTCGAGCGTTGCTTTGATGTGTTGTGCCGCTTGCCAGTCCTTGTATGCCATGTTGTTGACAACACCGCTGTCGCTACCGTCCCAATAACCCCACAGGATTACCCACACTTTGTTTTCTTCAGTCATTTCTTTCTCTCCACAATAGGGCGCATCTTGCGCTGTCTAAATTCCTCGTCCACCAACTTCAAGCCGCGCTCCATGTCCTTGATCGTGATCACGTCCATCTGAGCATCGTGCAAATCCATCAGCAGGTTGAGGGCTCTCATTTCTTCGGCACGTAGGATGAACCGTCCGCTTTCTACGCCACGCTTACCAACGGCATGTAGTGCGTTTAATCCATCCTGTGTGATGTCACCATGCTCTTTACCAAACCCCAAGCGAGACAATGCTTCTGTGACGTTGCCCATGGGTATCAACGTATCCATGTCCTCACGTGTTGCCTTGCCTTGCGTCAGGTTGGTCATCGCCATGTGGTTCTTGATCTTCAGGTCAATCAAGAAGTTGTCGTGCTTCGCCACGGGGGTCATGCCTTCGATCAGATATGCCATCGGATTCATGATCACCCCTTTGGGTCTGTACTTGCTACGCTTACGCATGAAAGATGCGGGTCACTCGGTGCCACAGACGTTGACCCAGTGTGGGCCTCGTCAGCAGTGCACGTTGCAACATCTCAGCGTGAACGCCAAGATCAACTACCCGATGCGGGGGTGTGTAGAACTCCCCGATCTTCACCTTGCCCGTGTTGTAAAACTGTGTCATCACAACTCTCCCAGCGCATAGCGCACATCGTCGATGTTGTTCTCGTTCACCACGAGGGCAATACCACCCATGGCTCCGATGCTGTCTAAGTTCTTTACTTGTAGCGCGGTCAGCTTGCCCTTGCCAGCCTTGCACTCGATGCCAAAGAACTTGCCGTGGTAGCACCCAACGATGTCGGGCACCCCACTGCCGCCGTACCCGCCAGTGACGGGGTAGAAGTAATAGGCGCGGAGTTCCTTGAGGATGGCCACGACCTTCTTCTTGACTTTGACTTCTGGTGTATCAGCCACGGCGCTTTCCTTTGTCGCGTGTCGCTATTTCGTGCAACGCTTCCTCGATAAAGCCCATGTGATTGCCTGACCATGCGTCCCATGTTGCTGTGCGTTTTTGATTGATGGTCAAGTCACCGTTGGGGCTGTGCCGTAGCAATTCCCCCATGTCTTTACAGCTTGCTGTAAATTTCTTCGGTGCCTCTTGGTCGGGGCAGATTGTGTATGTGTAGGGGAGTTTAGCCACGGAACCACTCCTTGACACGTTGCCACAGAGTAGGCTTGACCATGGTGATCTGCATTTCGGGCATGGGCGTAAGCGGGGGTATATGTCGATCAACCCACTCGCCCGAGGGGGGCAGTGATGCCAGTTCCCCCGCCTTGACCTTGCGGGTGTACTTGCGCTTGGGTGGCACACCGATACCCTCAGTTGGTTTCGGCAACGTACCAATCGAACCGAGTCCGCGCTCTTTGTTCATTTGGTATCGGATGTTGTACACGGCTTGCGGCTTGCACTTGATCTTCTCGATGATGGCCTTGTTGTTGTAGCCCTTGTGAATCAGTGTGCGAATGCGCTGTGAGGTGTTAGTCTTTGTTCTCATCTTCGTTTCCTTTAAGTTGATTTGTTGTTAGGGAGTCCCTAACACGGTACGTGAAGCGCACGTACCAACGCATCAAGGTGTGGTCTCAGGTGCGTACACCCAATAGACATGACTTGATATTCGACGCCCGATACCCGCCACTTCTTGTGTAGGCGGTGTACCACTCGTAATCATTAACACGGCAAGACGTTCCTTTACCCAGTTAGGTAGATCGTCTGTCCGATCATAATGACCATCAATCGGTGAGTCAATACTTGAGAGACCGAAACATACAATATCTATCCCATCGGGAAAGACACTCACACGGTATATGTTGTCATCAGATACCATGTGTACATCTGCCGCATTTATCCATTGAAGTTGCCCCCCGTTTGCATGTAGCAGGTCATACTGCATTACCGTCCTGACTGTTACAGGTTGATCTTCGGGGGGAATCCCCCCACTCAGTATTTTGCGCACGAGTGCGTCAGGCGACTCTACCTTTTTGTCGTAGAGGTCGCTCATCTCTGCACCCAGAAGGTTGCGCTGTCAACACGCAAGCCCACACCGTCCACGTAGTGACCATCGTCCACCATACTCAAGGCGGCGAGGCTTCCACTGATGTAGTCGGGCAACTCCTCCATCTTGTACGTGGTGACGGCCATGTGCGGCTCAAGGCGCGAACGCTTGTTGGCATCCAGTACCTCGATGACATCACACATCATCTCTTCGCGGTGTATGCGGACATTCACGTAGTACGCATGCAGGGCACGGCCTCGCGCCACCTGATCTTCTAAGTACGCCTCGCGCCAGTTGACGATCATGCCCTTGAACTCCTCGGACAAGAACTCGTAGCCCACGTCAACCATGTGGAACAACTCAGCACGTAGGTGTGCTGAACTGAGGATGTCGTTCTTGGCGTTGTACAGCTTGCTACCCACGTCCGATACAACCGATGAGAACTTACCGCGAACGTCTTGAAACGTCATGCTTGCACACTCAACGGGCGAGTACGGGCGCATGTACTTCTTCACGTTCTTGACGGCGCGTTCAATGTTCTCGGCTGTTGCCATGTGATACTGATCTTTGTCCTCACGGAACTTATCGTTCTCGATCATCCGTGCAGACACCATGTACTTGACATCACCTGTGTTCTTCACAGAGTAGTCGGCGTACCCGATCTTCATCATGGCGTACGTGTGCCCTTCCATGTACACGTACAGTTCCAACAACCTGTTCGAGCCACCATGTCCCCACGTGTTCTTGACGCGCTTACCCACACCGAACTTCACATGTCGGTTGACCTTGCGTATCTCAGCGCAGAATTCCACCAACGGGCCTACGACAGGGATGCCGTCTACCGTAGGCACAGGCGGGTCATCAGCGTTCACTGTTGAAACTTCACTCGCCAGTTGGGTCAAGAGCAGTTTGGTTTTCTTCTCGATAGCATCTACTCGTGTGTGGTCGTAGCTCATCTCATACCTCCTTCGTTTCGTACATGCCTAACAACTTGTTCATCATGCGGTTGTATGAGGACTTGATCTTCATCAGGTCGTCCTTGCTCTCGATGACACGCTTGCCACCGATGTCATTGATCACCAGCGCCATCACGGGGATGCGCAGGGAATGATCTTCTTGCTCCACGATCTGACGAGTCAGTACGCTTGGCAGGTGGTTGAGCCCACCGTAAGGTGGTACGTCAAAGCCGTTCTCTTTGGCCCATTCGGATATGACGTTACGGTACTCTTGGCGTCCGCCCCACGTGGTGTCGAGCATGGGTGCCAACGCCGCCGCTTGTGTGTAGAACGCTTCGATGCGCCCCTTCCATTGCTTCTTGAGTTCTTTGTCCACAGTCGTTCTCTCCACTTTGAATGCTTCACCGACACGTGTGAACGTGCCATCCTCGTTGACCCGAAACTTCAGGCGCTTGCCGTCATCAGCAACTGCTGGTTCCTTGGTCTGGTAGTTCCACACGTAGGCGGTCTTGGGCAAGGGGAAATCCTCCCACCCTGTTGGTGTCTTAGCGAACACCCAGTGCTTGCCTTGTTGGTTGTACTTGAACCTCAGTTCCATGGGCAGGTACCACTGCAAGAACTTGAAGCGTCCGTACGGTACAGAGCGTGTCGTGCCATTGCGTATGTAGATGTAATCACCATCAGCCTCACGCTTCCACATGACCGGTGCCATGTCTTGTTCGTACTGTGCATCGCCGTGGGTGTGGGTGCCGTGCATGGTGTTACCGTAGTACCCGTCGAGCAACACGTATGTCTCAGCGTCCACCTTGCGGATGCGCTCACACTTACGCTTGCGGTCACCGACAGGTCGGATGTTGTCCTCGGCCTTGTGGTTCTTACTCACGATAGGCTTGGTCTGCTCGTACCACTTGGCCACCTCGTTGAATGTATTGAATCTCATCTTCGTTTCCTTGTTTGTTAGGGAGTCCCTAACGGGGTTTGGGTTAGCCACTGCGTGGCTGGTTAAGCGCGTCTGTTCCACAGTCGCACTGCTTCTTCACGTGTACGCCCCATGCACTCGATAGGTTTAAGCACAGGCTTGCCCCCATCTTTGCACCAGTGCAGTACCGATACAGAGAACACACCCGTTGTTGAGTTGCGTTCACGTATTTCTACCTCGTGCCCACCACAGAATGGGCACGGTTTCATTTCATTGCTCATGACCAGTCCTCCACATGTACTGTCTTGCCACAGTCGGCGACAGCACGTTTGTTACCTACGATGCACCACAGCACAGGGCATGCCCACGTACCCCACGAGCCACCGAGGTAGCCGTCAGTCAACACCACCACCGCTTGCGGCTTGACACCATGCTGTGTCATGTACGCAGGTACACACTCCACAGTCGTACCACCGCCGCCTTCGGGCTTGGTTGATGTGATGATGTTCGCCACCTCGGTGCCCACGTACTTCTCGTCAGCGCACACCTCGGTGTCCCAATACAACAAGCGCACCACGTCAGGGTTGACCTGATCACAGATGCCCTTGACTTCGCCGAGGAACGTAGCCAACTCACGCCCACCGATGGAGCCCGATGTGTCGATGGCGATGACGAGTTCACCCACCTGTTCGCTCACACCCGATGGCATGTAATAGCCCGATGACACGAACCTACGGTTGGGCCGCCGCCACGTCGAGTAGTCACTGCCTGTGCATGTAGTGCTGATGAACTCACGCAGTGCTTCACGCCAGTCGATCTTGGTTTCGAGTAAGTCATCGAACATCCGATCACCACCCGAGCCGAGCTTGCCAGCGGCCAATGCGCCTTGACGGATTGCTTCGTCAATGTCACGCGCCAATTCCTTGGTTTGCTCAGCGGTCATCTCACGTGCGCCTTCCCAGTCGTGATCATCGAGACCAGTTCCCGAGGGTGCGCCCCCACCGTCACCACCACCCGAGCCGCCACCTTGCCCGCCCCCGTCGTCCTGTTGGTCATCTTCCAATAACTTGTACACCTGTGCGCTGTCCATGCCACGGTACTTGGCATCGAGCAGTCCGACCTTGGGCATGACGGCAAAGCCATCCTTGTTGTCATCGGTCAACTTGATGTTGATCACGTAGTCACACGCCGCATTCGCAAGCTGTGCGTTGCGCTCATACAGATGCCGCCATGTGGTCAGGTGCCGATACAGTTTGTGGTAGCACTCGTGCAACACGAGGAACCGTAGCTCTGCATCGCTCAGGGTTTCGACGAACGCACGCCCGTACTTCTCATCACGCCCGTTGGTGCATGCGGTCTTGGTCTTGTCGTCCACTGAACGATTACCGATCATGAGTACGCCAGCCAGTGCGATGTACTTGGGCGAACCCATGATGTCCACCACTGCCTTGTTGAGCCGTTGCTCAGCGGAAAGTTGTTTGCCAATCATTAACATGTTTCTTCTCCATTCATAATTGCAGTCCAAGTCTCATGCACCAGTCGTGCATACGCTTCAAGCATCGGTGCATCTTTCTCAAGCCGTGCTTTGTTCATCAACTCGATCAACGAGTCAAGCATCTGTGCTCTCAGGTCTTCGTCAGTCATGTCATATCCTTTCTTGTTAGGGAGTCCCTAACATCATTTCTTGTCCGCTGCGAACATGTAGTTGTTCTGCATAGCCCATGCGGTGAACTTCGTGTTGGTCATCACGATGGATTGTTTGGGATACTTGGGGTTGCGCACACCGTTGGCGAACATACCCTGTGCCTCTTTGTCGAGGCGCACCATGTACTCCATCCATGCGTCCACCCAATCGCGCTCCATCACAGCCAGTGAGCGATACACCACCATGCACACCGCCGCCGCGCTGTCAGGCACCTTGGCATTCATCGGGTCTTTCTTGATTGACTCAAGGCTTGGCAACTGATCAGCCAGTTTGACGAACGCCATCAAGTCCATGGCACCGCGTTCACCGATAGTGCCCATCAGTAAAGCTGTCATAGTTTGATCGTCCACACCATCGCGGCCCTTCAACCAATCCGATGCGGCTTCGAGCGAACGAGGCGTGACGAACGCAGTGCGCTGTTGCTTGGGGTGGTAGATGTACGGGTTCTGGTCAGGGTCTTTGACATCCTCGAACGAGTGGAACAACTGAGGGTTGTCCTTGCACCAGCCGAGCAACGTGTGATCGACACCGTTGTTGACACCCCACTCAATCCATTCCATGTTAGACGGCTTGCGTGACGTGACGATGGTCATACGGTTACGTGCATGGGGAGGGAGCAGGTCGCCCACACCCTCTGCCCCGAGGTTGGTCGTGGCAAACACCACAGACTTGTCGGTTAACGTGTAACCACCCATCTTGCGTTCGAGCAAGAGCCGGAGCATGGCGTTCTTCACCGCAGGGTTAGCCTTGCCGTACTCGTCAACCATGAGGATGATGTCCTTGCCGAGGTGCAAGCCGAGTTCTTCGTTGGTCACGTAGCGCACATACCCTTGGTCGTCGATGGTCTGCAACTGAGGGATGGTGATGTCGCCCAAGTCCTTGGTCGTGCAGTCAAAGTAGCACATGGTGTGATTCGGCAGGGCTTTGCCCAAGGTCTTGAGCAGGGATGACTTGCCAGTACCCATGTGGCCTTGCACGAGGATGGTGCGCTTGTTGCCGCCGACACGGATGGCAGTCTCGATTTGGTCGAGGCCGAGGGAGTACATTGCGATTGCTTGATTAGACATGATGTTTCCTGTTGAGGTTTAGTTGTTAGGGAGTCCCTAACTTGTTACGGTGTGGCTTTTTATGTGGCGTTGTGTGGCCAACTCAGAAGCCGAGGCTTGGCAGGTTGTCGATGGTCTTACGCACCGCATCCACTTGTCGCTTAGTCTGCGCTCGCAGATAAGCATCTTCACGCAGGGCATCGGGTGTGATGCCACGCATTGCTTCGTCGAGGTCACGCTGAGCCGCCGCCATCACGGGGTCGCCTGTCACGTTGCATGCGCCGAGCAGTTCGATCATGTCGTGCACGTTGGTAACAAGTGAGTCGCGGAACACCTTGCGGGTGTTGTCGTCGGCGTAGTCGAGGCGCTCTGACATCTTGGTCAGTGCGTCATGTGCCCTGCGCCACACGTCACCCATGGCCGCTTGGAGTTGCGTCTTGTAGTAGCCCTCGTACTGAGAACGCAGGGCGTCTTCGGTCTCGGCACCGATACTCACACGCCAGTCGCCAGCGTCAGGCAGTGGCATGTAGTTCATACGGAACCGGAACTTCGAGGTCAGCGAGTCAGCCGTGGGGTACTCGTCAGCATTGAACAGTGCGCCCAGCTTGAGTTGGCTGTTCTGAATCTCCCACGAGTAGGCATCCAAGAACACCTGCACCAGCCGTTGGTACTCACTTTGCAATGCTGTCATCTCTTGCGTATACTTGAAGTATTGTGTTGTCGGCAGGAGCCGCAGTCCTGTGTCAGACCATGGCATGGTGCAAGCGTAGTGCACGTTACGGGCATTGGCCGTGAACTTCTGCACCGCATCCAATTCGGCGCAGTCACCGA